ATAACACCATCTACGGCTGGCGGCGGAACAACCTTTTCGACCGCTGTTGTTCGCGTTTCCACCACCGGACTCTCCGTCACGGGGACGCTGAGTGCGAGTTCAACAACGACCATTAGTGTCGGAAGCGCGATAAATCATCAGTTAATACTTACTGGCACAACTACTACTGGGTCTTTGAGTGCTCAGGTAACTAATGGAAGCGGTAGTGCGGCATTTGGTGTTTCGGCTGTTGGAGACTTGATTGTTCGCGGTCTTACAACTGGAAAACGAATCAGGTTTGACATCGATAGTGTTGAAAAAGCCTGTATAGATTCCTCTGGAAATGTCGGCATCGGAACGACTTCACCGACTTTGCGCCTTGATTGTAGGCTTGGAACTGCTCTTAGCAACCCAACTTGGGCTGCTGCTGATGTTGCTGTTTTTGGAAACGATTCCTCGAATAATACTGTTATTCAACTATTATCGGCTAATAACAAATTAGCCGGTATTCACTTTTCAGACACGGATGCCAGAGCTCAAGGTGCTATAATTTACAGCCATACTGATGACTTTCTGTTATTTAATACAAATGGCGCTGAGCGTATGCGGATTACTAGCGCTGGAAACATTCTTGCTGGTGCACAAGCCGCCCTTGCCACTACGGCCACAAATGGATTCCTTTACGTCCCAACCTGCGCTGGCACGCCAACTGGAACCCCAACAGCAATCACCGGAATGGCCCCTATTGTAGTCAATACCACCAACAACAAGTTGTATTTTTACAGCGGTGGTGCTTGGCGTGATGCCGGACCTTAAAATCCTGCCTAATAACTAACCCCCTGATTCGTCATTGCTAGTTCATACAGCATCAACAGCCTGTAGACAAAGCCATGTGTTTTCAGCAACACCACAGCACAGTCTAGGATTTGAGCTTGACGAATTCGTAGGGCTGTAAAAAATTTAACTACTATGACTGAACAAGAAGCCATCGTTATCATCGAGCAAATGCGTCGTCGTTTTCCCGGCAACGGGGATGAGCATGATGCTATTCGTCGTGCCATCGAAACCCTAGCTGCTTTCATCAAGGAAAAGCAGAAAGCGTGAGCTAGGATTGGGCTCTATGCCCATTCTCATGTAGAATAAGGACATGGAGCTTTCAACGCTACTGACCACAGCAGCCACCGGGCCAATCGGAGCAATTCTTGGCCTTGGTGGTTCTTTGCTTCAGAAATGGCTTTCGATTAAGGAAGCCCGTGAGCAGCACAAGATGGAGATGGAGCGGCTGGAGCTTGGCAGCAGGATTGACCTCCAGAAGGCCGACATCCTATTTAGGCAGGTTGTTGAGGAAAAGAGTGGAGAGGCGTTTAGGGCTGCTGTTGAGGCCCAAGGGCAGCTTAGGGCCGCTCATGGATGGGCCAAAACCGCGTTAGCCCTGTTTCGCCCCGGTCTGACGCTGGCCCTTATGGTAGCCTCTACGAGCCTTGCTGTTTGGTTCCATGATGCTAGGCCAGAGCTTCTGGAGTTTATCGTGGTTTCAATGTTCACGATGTCGTCCGTTTCAGTTGGTTACTGGTTTGGCGTCCGCACGGATGAAAAACAGAAAGTTCAATCCGCTTTCCAAATCCGACGGTGAACCAAGAAATGCACCCTGACGTTGTTGAGATTGCCAAGGTCGGAATGGCCGGGACAAGCGGCAGCATTGCAACTATGGCCCTTTCTGACATAAGTGCTTTTGTTTCCATTGCCGTTGGCGTCGTGACGTTCTGCTACGTCGCTGCCAAGCTGTATTTCCTCATCAAGAGCGGCGGCAAGAGGGAGTAGCGATGAACCCACGCGACCTGCCCTGCAACAGCCCCCGGCGTGATGTCCGTGGTGGGAAGAAGTTTTTGGTCAGGGCCTGTGCCAATGGCAAGGAGCGCATCATCCGTTTCGGGGATGCGAACATGACCATCAAGAAGAACATCCCTGCTAGGAAGAAGTCCTATTGTGCCCGCTCTGGCGGCATCAAGGGGACGGGCAACAAGCTGTCAGCTAACTATTGGTCCCGACGCGCTTGGGACTGCTAACCCAACCAACATGAGCTACGACGAGGGAAAGTATCGGTCCCGTAAGGAAAAGATGAAGCACGAGCGCGGCGAGAGCAAGCGTGAGCGCATGATGGAATACATGGAGGACGACGAGATGCACTGCGAGAAGCGTCAATGCAAGATGGGCAAGCGCAAGAACTGCAAGTGAAGCGCAAGTCCACAGTCAATTCTGCCGGGGTCTACACGAAGCCGGGGCTTAGGAAGCGCATTTTCCTAGCCGTGAAGGCGTCTGGAAAGGGCGGCAAGCCGGGGCAGTGGTCGGCCCGCAAGGCGCAAATGCTGGCCCTCAAATACAAGCAGCAGGGTGGGGGATACAAGACGGCCCGATGAAGCCACAGCAGCGCAGCCTAGTGGATTGGACGCGCCAGAAGTGGCGCACCTATTCCGGCAAGCCCAGCCTCAAGACGGGTGAACGCTACCTGCCAGAGGCCGCTTGGGCCGCGCTTTCCCCGTCCGAGCGTGCTGCCACGAACAGGGCCAAGCGCAAGGGAATGAAGGCCGGGAAGCAGTTTGTGCCCCAGCCCAAGAAGATTGCCAAGAAAACCTCAAGTTACCGATAACTATGCCACTCACCAAGAAGGGTAAGAAAATCATGCGGGCGCTCAAGGAGCAGTATGGCTCCCGCGCCAAGAACGTATTCTACGCTATGGCGAACAAGTGCAAGATTCGTGGCGTGGAAATGGGCAAGCGCCGCAAGTGCGGTTGATGGGCTAAAATAGCCCCATGGCCCGTTTTGACAATTACGGCCAGCTCGACACCCGCGAGGTGGAGGCTGGTGATAGCTTCTTTAACGGCTTCAACAACCGGCTAAGGCCGGACCAGTTGCAGCCCGGTGAATTGGCGTATTCGTCCAATGGGCGCATGGACGTTGATGGGGCGTGGCAGACGCGCAAGGGCATTGATGTGTTTGGCCCCAACATCGGAACGGCTGGCGAGGCGTTGGTTATCCCGTTCTACCTGTATGCCACGGTGAACATCTCGTCGGCCACCCGCAGCACGACGACTGTGACGGTGACGACCAGCACCAACCACGGATTCACCACGGGGACGCAGGTTGGCATCGCTGGGCTGACGGGCACGGTGAGCCCTAATGGCAACCGCACCATCACGGTGACTGGGCTTACTACGTTCACCTACACGATTACCGGGGCGACGGGCAGCGAAACCTACACCGGAACTGGCACGGCTGGAGCGCCATTCATCTCGGCAATCAACTCCTGCTACGGGTCTTGCCTGTTCTCCGACCCGTCCAACAGCAACGCGGAATACATCATCTTGGCGACCAACGACAAGGCTATTGCCGTTTCGTTGGCCTCTGGGTCTACTACGGACATTGCCTATCCGTCTGGCATCACGCTCACCTCCAACGTGGAGATGATTCAGGCGTTCAACAAGGTGTTTATCTTCAGGGGCGGCGCTACGGCCCTGTCTTGGAATGGCAGCCTGTCTGGCACCCCGGCGTTTGCGAAGGTGGCGAATGGCACCTATGCGGCCACGGTCTACTTGGACGCCAACAGCAACACCTCAAGCACAGATGGAATTACAACGGTTTCTGAAACGGCGCATGGGTTTTCTGTGGGTGACCGGGTGTATGTCATCAACAATGGCACCACCAACCTAATTGAGGGTGGTGTTGGGTATGTCGTTGCTACGGTTCCAAATGCCAACTCTTTTACGTTCTACTCTGCCGTTGAGGACCACGGCTCCGACAAGGTGGTGTATGCAAAGAAGCAGCCCAAGGAGCGCGGGTTCACGCATATGCCTGCCCCGGCGTGGGCGGCCTACCACCAGCGCAGGCTGATTGTCCCATTCGCCTACACGACTACCGGAACCTCTGGCAGCGAGACGGTTGCATCGCGGAACATTCAGGACGAAATCCTGTTCTCAGACATTCTGGACAGCGACACCTACGACTTCATCCAAAATAGCTTCCGGGTGACGGCTGGCGTTGCGGACTACACTCAGTATGTCCATCCCTTCACGGATGACAATGCGGTGGCCTTCAACCGCAACTCCATCCATCTAATTAGCGGCTTGTCTGGTTCGCTTCAGGACATAAGCATCAAGGAAATCACCCGCGAGGCTGGCTTGGTGGCCCGCAACAGCGTGGTAACAATCGGCAATGCCATCTACTTCCTCTCAGACAACGGCGTGTATGCCACCCAATTCGGAGACCTCTACAATCTTCGTGGGGCGGGACTTCCTCTTTCCGAGCCCATCAATCCTATCATCCAGCGAATCAACTCGGACTACGCGGCCAACGCCACGGCCATCTTCCACGACAACAGGTATTGGCTGGCCGTCCCTCTGGACGATTCCACAGTCAACAACGCAGTCATCGTCTTTAACGTCCTGAACGGCAAGTGGGAGAGCGTGGACACGGTTGGCAATGCGGGCTGGGACATTTCCAACCTAATCGTGGCCGGGGCTGGTGGCATCAACAAGCTGTATGCGGTCAATCGCTTTGGCGGCATCCATGTGATTGATGAGCGGGTGGACGATGTGGATGTCATCTACGCTCAGGCTGGTGATGCTGCGGCCACCGTCTCCATCTCCTCCTATGCTACGACGCGCCAATACACGATGGGAACCCGTGAGCAAAAGAAGTTCACGGACTTCGAGGTTCATCTCGAAAGCTCAGACAGCAATGCGAGCAATGGTTCGATTTCCTTTGAGTCTGAGAACATGGATGCGGCGGCAACTCTTGGGACGGTGAGCGGCTACCTTGGGTCTGTGCTGCCCGTTTCCGAGTCTGCTGCCATTTCTGGCCGCATTGGGCGCTACCGCAGCTTTGGCGGTCAACTTACCCTCACCCCCACGCAGGGCCGTCCCAAGCTCCGTCTGGTCTCCATGACGGGTGTTCTGGCCCAGCGTGCAACAACCTCCGTATCCTAAAATAGTCCCATGTCAGTTCTTAGCAAAGGCACTACATTTACCACCGGCCAGCAGGTAACTGCCGCCAACCTGAACAACCTCGTTGACAGCGCCACGTTCCTGTCTGGCGCTACGGATGGCGTTACGACGCAGCTTTCTGGCGGGGCCATCATCGTCAAGGACAGCGGCATCTCGGCTGCCAAGATTGCCTCCGGGGCCGTGACCAGCGCGAAGCTCGACACCAACATCGCGGTGACGGGGACGCTTAGTTCTGGCGGAACATTCACGGCCTCGGGCCTGATTGATGCTTCTGGTGCTTCGGCTGGACAGATTAAGTTCCCGGCCACGCAGAACGCCTCGACAAACGCCAACACGTTGGACGACTACGAGGAGGGCACTTGGACTCCGAGCCTTGGCGGCACGGCCACCTACAATGCCCAGACTGGCACCTACACGAAGATTGGGCGGCTGGTTGTTGCCCAGTTCAACCTCGATGTCGCCACGATTGGCACGGGGTCTAACACCCTGATTAGCGGGTTGCCCTTCACGCCTGCGGCGATTGGGACCGGCAGCGTGTCCGAGTGGCAGAACATTCTCAGCAACTCCACGTTTGTCGGCTGCTATGCCAATACGTCTGCTCAGATTGTGATGACCAACATCAGCGCGGCTGGTTCCAATACCAGCACGGGTTCTGCCATATTCCAGAATACGGCCCGTGTGCGTGGCATGGTGATTTATCACGTTTGATGCACGCCATCCACAAGGCCAAGGATATGTATGTGAAGCTGGGACTCAACTTTGAGCAACGGCTTTGCTGGTATCTTGAGAACGGGCTGGTTGTCGTGCGGCCAGACCGCTTTCTCATGGCGAAGCCCATCCGTTCTTGGGTGGGTGATGATGATTGGAACGCTCCTGATGCCGACTGCTGGTATGTGGACTGCGCGGTGGGCAAGGGCTCTCTGGAGTGGTTCCTGTTGCAGGCTCCCTATCGTCTGCCGTTGCTCTCTTGGCGGCGCATCAAGGCTAAGGACAATGTGCTAAAATACTATCCAACCGATAAGTTTGAAAGACTTTCCTCTTGAAAACCAGCGTAGCAGCTCCCCCGCCTCCTCCTGCCCCAACCCCGGTTGACCCCGGCAAAGCGGCTCTCAGCTTCGTTGAGGCCATGTCCGACCCGGCCTTGCAGGCTCGGCAGTTGGCTGCGGAGCAGCAGTTCAGGCCGCAGTATGCGGCGCTCAATCTGGCCGACATCAATGCCTATTTGCTGGGAACTGGTGGTCAGCCGGGTGCGCTGGAGCTTCAGGATGTTGCGGCTCGGCGTGCGGCTGAGACCGAGGCTGCCACCCGTGGGGTTGCTCGGGCGGCTGAGATTGCCGATGTTG